AAGAATCAAACAACAAGAAGTTGATTTAAGAGCTATGGATATGCAAAGAAAAGAAAATGAGGTAAGATTTAAACAAGATCAAGAAAATCAAAGACAAGCTAATAAATTAAACTTGGAGTATGATAGGTTAGCACAACAAGATGAGCAATCAGATAAAAGATTAGATATTGCTGAAAGGAAGTTACAAAAATAATGGCTGCAAGATTTTTTTTAGGAGTCGCATTTAAGTATGGTACACCAATTGTTAAAGGTGCTA